TGGTCTGGTTCTCGTCGAAGGTGCCCTTGTCGTAGCCGTGGGCGTAGGCGTACCAGACGCTGGCCCCGAAGGCTAGGACGACACCGAGGATGATCCACGGATTAGGCATTGTTCACTCCTCACCCATTGCGCGGGCGTACTTGGGGCGACGCTCGATCAGCACGTTGCGGACGTAGCCCCGGTTGATGTCAAAGAAGGTCTGACCATAGCCGACGACCTTGGTCTTGGCTTTGAGGCTCGTGTGCTCGACGTTACCGAACCACAGACCTGGGTCGCAGCCCTCGGTGTGACGGCACAGCTTGATGTCGCTGTACGTGCCGCCGAGCCCGCCGTTGTAGGCGGCGAGGGCGAACGCCAGCCGCCCCTCGGACGCAGGGAACCGCTCGAAGTTAAAGCGGTCCTTGACAACGAGCGCCCGGAGCTGAAGTGTCGGGTCGTAGCGGTCCTCCCACTTCCAGGTCCTGAGGCTTGGGTCCATACCACGGACCTCAGCCCAGGCGTTGAACTGCTTGGTGATCGTCAGCTGGCCCAGGCCGAACCCGTATTCTCGGCTGGTCTTCAGCTCGGTCCTGGGGTTCCAGCAGCCCTTGGACCGTAGGCTGATGCAGGTCTCCTGCTCCACCTGAGCACCAAGGGCTGAGGGCAGCGGCAACGTGGGCCACCGTGCCGCCTCCTCGGCCTGAAGGACCGGGAGGTACTGCACAGCACCGGCAGGCAGCTCTGCTCCAAACGCAGTAAGCCCCGACAAGAAGATGCAGGTCGCGTAGAAGGCCACACGCTGCTCCATCATCGTAGCATGGCAACAATGGAGCTGAGCACCACCGCCATGAAGCCGACCACGCTCAGGAACACCAGCCCGGCGCCCCCAGAGGTCTCGCACGCCTTCAGGGCGATGGTCTGGAGGTCCAGTCGGTGGAACAGGATACGTCTGGTGAAGTGCACGACGACGATGCCACCCACGACAAGGGCGACAGTCATCAGCAACGGGGAGAGTTCAGGGTGGCCCGTGGCGCTGGGCGCCACGGCATCCAACGCAAAGAGCAGGGCCAGAAGCGCCAGCAGAAGGGTCGGGCGCGTAAATTCGCGGTGGAGTAGCAGAAGAAAAGACTTCATGGTGAGTGGCTCCTAATGCCAATGTTTCGAGAAAAACTCAGCGACCTGCTTGACCCACTCTATGATGCTGTCGCCGAACAGCAGAGACATGAGACCCGCACCACCCACGGCTGCGACGTGCTTGCTACGCACGCGCGGTGTCGGTGGGCTCCCGTCAGGTGTTTCCACAGCACTGACGCGGGCGTGGAGGATGGCCATCGCCGCTTCGTTCAGCTTATGGCGCTCCTCCAGCATCTCACGCCACTCTTCCTCATTGTGGGCATGCGCCCCAAAGCCCGTGGAGAGCTCCGTGACCTGCTGAGACAAAGCGTCAAGCTTTAAGCCGTCCGCAGTGCGTTGCCGCATCCCCTCCTTCATGTAACCACGTAGCTCCCCAAGGAGGAGCATGTGGTCAGCTTCAATGCCCATTTCGTGTCCCCTGTTAGGGGCTGCGGCCTCAGTACTTCGCAGCCCCGTTGCCCAATCAAGTTCCAGCAGGATAAGCAGGAACGTTCGGAAGAGCTGTGCTGGTGGTATCCGTGCCGTTGACGATGGCCCGAAGCGCCACCACATAGGCCGTCCAGGCAGCCGGGACAGCCACCCCAGCAACGACGCAACGAATGATGGTCCCGCTGGAGCCAGTCACTTTGTCCATCGCATTCTGAGCTGATGCCACGAGGGCAGCATGGATGGCGGATGGATTGACAGCCTGCGCTGCAGTGGCTGACTCATAATCAGGATATGCCACCTCGTCTGCATCAATCGGGCATCCATCGTCAAAAGCTCGGATGCCGCCCTGTTGGTTTAGCGCAAATCCTTGAGTAATTGTATCAGTCATCACAGGTTATCCTCCCACCCGATGCAGGTTATCACGCTCGTAACAGATGTAATCCAATAGATGTTGGTGCTTTCTAGCGTCAGGCTTCCCTGCGCGTTACCTGCGGAAGACGGGTAGTTGCTTATGAATGGCGGGTTTGTTGCGCTAGAATACGCTCCGTAGCTGTTACTCGGAGCCACCATAGTCACACCGGCACCTGATGAGGTAAAAACCCCAAAAGTAAGACGCGATGCTGTTGGCGGAACAAACCCACCAGTTGCTATCGCAACCCAAGTCGGTGTGTTTTGATTTCCCGCTGTGCCACTCGCCATCTGGGGCAAAGCCGTCAAATTGGCCCCGCCGTTGACGTATTGCACCTGCCGTCCATATTGGAGCGTCCCCAGAAGAATAGCCGTGGCACCCGTCCGCACCGCGCCGATACGGGCATTGAACGTGTAGGTGCTGGGCTTGGTGGGGGCGGTCGAGGAAATCGAGATATAAGCCGTTGGCGTGCCGCCTGGGGTGCATCCAGCCCAAACGTGATACCAGGATGTCGCAGCCAAAGAACCCGTATCAAGACCACCAGCGCCGCTGGTGCCGGTAGCGATAGACTGGCTGAACCCGATGACGGTGATATAGTCTCCGCTACCATCGGCAAGCGTAAGACTGTCGGCTGTAATAGTGATCGCAGACGAGGATGTGACCGTGATCTTTAGGTTCTTGAAATTCCCCTGCATGGAGGATGAGACAACCGGCTGAGACGCCCGCTGATAATCGATAACCTCCCAATTTCCAGACCCAAGGTATTGGACCTGCATTGTATCCCCAGCCGCAACGGCAATATTTGCCTTTCCGGGCAGGATCATCGAAGTTGAGTTGTAGGTTAGCGTCAACGCGCCTACAAAAGTCAGGGTGTAGACAGGGCCGGCGACACCAACCGAGCTTCCAAAGCTGGTGATTGTCGTGGTGCCTGTAACGCTCACGCTGGTCGAAAACGCCGTGCCCAGATCGACAGTGGAAGCAGACGCAATCGTGCTAATGCCAGAGCCAGCCGGGCTAATCGACACGTACAGAGCGCCGCTGTTATTGGTGAAGACCGTACCAATGAAGCCCTTGGGAATGGTCGCGCCAGCACCAGCCGAGCCGCCGTTGATCGTGTCGCCGGCATTCGTGGCAATAGTAGCCGCGCCGCCTTCAGCGAAGATCGTGGCGACGAAATTAGAGCCTAGAACCGTGCTCTGCGCAAAGGTGTAGGTGACGGCGGCAGTGTTGACGTAATAGGTGCCCGTGTTCGAACTGGCCACGCTCTGGGCGGTCGAGACAACCTTAGTCGTGCTGGCCATGCTGGCCACGCCGTCGAGCTGGAACTGCGTACCGTCGTAGCGGAGCTGGACCAGGTCACCGATTTGCAGCTCGCCACCCGTCAAGGCTGTGGGGCCGCTCGCACCGTCTTTGTACAGGTTCTTGGCTGGCAGAGCCGAGATAGCCACCGTAGTGGCTCCGGTGTTCGCTGCCGTGACCAGGAACACATACGCCATTTGGCCCGTGACCAGGGTCGTGACCGCCGGAGACGGGGTCAGCACGATGGCATTCGCTGTCCCGCCCGCGGAGCCGCAGTAGACGGTGCTTTGCGGCGCATTGGCCGCGACCAGGGTGATAAGCGCGTTGGTGAAGTTCGTTGTCAGAGCCGCCAGGTTGCCGTCATCCAGCACACTGGTGTTCAACTCAGTCGAGATGAACGTGGCCAGCGCGGCGGCCATCATGGACGACTGGCGCGCGACCTTGTTGAACTGCGTGGACTTGGCCAGACCAGAGGTGTAGCCGTTGACAAGCGTACCCCCAGTCCCCAGGTCGGTCAGAAATTGAGCCTGACTCTCGACGTTTGCCCCTGAGCCGTTGGCAAAGGGTTGGTAGTCTACCACGTTTGTCATCAATGATGCTCCTAGTTAAACGTGCCGAAGGCGCCGACATCGAAGCCCGCGATCGCGGCGCCTTCGGCGTCGAAGCCAAAGAACGGGGTGTTCGCCAGCGTTGGCGTGACGTAGTTGCGGACACCGACCCCAGCCGCGCGCAGATTGAGATATCCACCTTCAAACAAGGCGAGGGTGACGGCGTCAGGAGACGGCCCCAGCAGGCCCATGTAGATTGACATGTCGCAATTGTCTTGGATAACGACCTGGTAGCCTGCCGTCCCAAAGACCACGGCCCAAGCGGCGTAGGCCCGAGGCACAGTGCCGTTCCACGAGTTTGCCACGATCGTCGCCCGAAGCAGCGTCTTGTAGGCGTCGTCAGCCAGTGACGTCTGGCCACTCGTCGGGTCGTACGGGCCCTGCCAAGTGCCTTGGTCCAGACCGACGCCTGAGGTATCCAGCGCGAAGTACACCCCCGTGAGTGGCGTAGTGAGCTGCCGTGGCCGACCGATCCACTGGCCGAGGACGTCGAGCTGGGTACCACAAGCCGCGTCGAGGTCGTAGGCCTGCTGCATCGCGTTCATGGTCGCCTGAAGGTCGACCGCCGGTTGGACCTGCGCCGTGATCATAGCCATGAAGTTCGGCTTGTCGTTGTGCTCGCTCGTGATGAGGCCGGTGTAAGCATTCATGTTAGTGCACCGTCAGGCTGATGTTACTGACCGAGCCCTGCGCAGCGGCGTTGAACGCAATCGCGA